GTGCTCTGCAAGCAGTCGATCACGCGGTTCAAGATGGTCAAGTGGCTCCTGACGCATTATGTGCAACGGATCGGGATAGGCCCTGCCTTTGTGCATGTCGGCATCGCGCAAGACAAGCCGCAATTCGTCATGTGGACCTATTACCCGACGAAGGCCAGCGTATGACCGCCCCGGCGCTCAAGGGGAAAGGCCAATGCCCCTATTGCGGCAAGTTCGTAAAGCAAGCGACGGCGCGGGAGCACTGGTTACGATGCCCGAAGAAGCCGAAACGCTAGCGGCCACCTGGCCGGGAAAGGAGTGATGGTGGCAACGCAATGGCTGACATGCCCGGTTCGACACAAGAAATCCGCGTCCTCTTCTCTAGGCCCTTCCTTGGTGCTTGTGGGGTTATCATTGCTCTGTGCGGGCTGGTTGTTGGGCTATGGTCTAGCGCAATCGAGCGAGATCTCAACGATATTCGCCTCACGCTCAATGAACGGGCCTCACTCCTCCCTCGCACTGCCGAGTTGGAGGAGCGAACAAAGGACCAAGAAGAGCGGATACGAACCCTAGAACGCAACGGGTATCGACTACACGGACACTAACCAAGGAGGACATGCGATGGATTGGATTAAATTGTGGCCGGCAATCTTGTTGATTCTTACGAACCTCGTCGATCAGTACGCCGATGTCATTTCAGCCTGGATTGCAGGCAACCCGAAAGTGGCCCTGGTGGTCAGTGGTCTCGTGACGGTGATTGCGAACTTGATGAAGTCGCCTATTAAGCCGGTGGCCTGATGTGGGCCGAGGCGGTGGCGGCCCTGGCTGACCTCTCGAAGAGCGTATTCGGCTGGGCCACAGGCGGACGGTCGAAGGATGAAAACGTCCTGCGGGACGAAGCCGATCACTGGAAAGGCGTCTATGACAAGGCGATGCGGGCTGGCGATTTCCATACTGGCACTTACGCTATGCAGCGGTTGCGGATTATTCGCGACAAAGCCCGCGCACAGCGTCGGGACTGACGGGCGCGGGTGCCTCGTGGGCATCGTGGATTCAACGGATGCCGCCATTCTCCGCACGAAGAATCCGGCGATTCTGGCGGGAGACTTCGTGATGACGGCCGCCTGCGCCGAACTCATCGGCGCGGACCTGCACAATGAGATTTACGAACTGACCCGCTAGCCGCCCCTTGATCTAGACTCGTCGGTTTGACCCCTGGCGGAAGCTGCCAGCGTTGATCCGCTTCCAATCCTAGCGCCGTCACCAGGACTTTCCGCGCCATATCCCCTGGGCTCGTGTGGTTCTTCCTAGCCCACGCATCCAACTCCTTTTTCAGCGACTTACTGCACCGAAATACCAATGTTGCGTCATACCGTTGCATGGCGGCACCTCCCTTGCTTACAGGATAGGCTACACCCACCCAGCGTACCCATGCAAATTTATTTTACGCGGAACATATTTTTTTAATTGACATGCCAATCAATCTGTATTACAACCGCCCCACGAGATTGATACAGGGTTGTCGGTCATCCCTTGAAACCGGCAGAGGATCAATCATTCTGTATGGTGCAGGACGATTGGCTTCGTAGGATCGGGGGAGGTCCCTGCTAGTTGTGTGGCGGGGGCCGAACCTCTAGAAAGGATCATCGTGAGGCTTGGTGATTACGTGCTCTGCCTATCCATGTCGCTTAACGGGAGCATGGCCCTACTGTATGCCTATCAAGGGCATTGGTCGCAAGCGGGGTACTGGTTTGCGGCGTTGCAACTCAACTACTGGCTGATGGGGATGAAGTAATGGACTATCAGACGTTCTTACAATCGAAGGGCAAACGGTTTAAGGGGGAGGGATTCGCCTGCGATGAATCTCGACTACCTGCATCCATGTTTGAATGGCAAAAGAAAATAGTCGCATGGGCGACGATGAAGGGGCGATGTGCGCTGTGGGCGGATACGGGGCTTGGCAAAACCATCATGCAGCTTGCGTGGGCGGATCAAGTCATTGCCTATACAGGCAACCCGGTATTGATTCTCACGCCGCTCGCGGTATCCGCGCAGACCGTCAGCGAGGCTCGGAAGTTCGGACTGGATGCCTGCTTAGTTGCCAGTGGGGACGATGCCTTGATCGCGATGGGGGTTACAAACTATCACAAGTTACACCGATTCGACTCCTCCATCTTTGGAGGCGTGGTGCTGGACGAATCAAGTATCTTGAAATCGTTTCAAGGCAAGGCAAAAACCATGTTGACGGAAGCGTTCGCGCAGACCCCGTACCGCCTTGCCTGTACCGCCACGCCTGCCCCTAATGATCATTTGGAACTCGGCAATCATAGCGATTTTCTCGGTATCATGCCTCAAAAGGAAATGCTGGCCAGATGGTTCCTGAATGACCTGATGGGCAATATGTCATGGCGATTGAAGGGGCACGCAAAGGCAGATTTCTGGCGATGGGTGGCATCGTGGGCCTTAGTCCTGAGATCGCCTGCCGATCTTGGATATGACGCGACGGGGTACAATCTTCCACCGCTCAACACCCATCACGTCAGCATTCCGACGAGTGGCATTCATATGGATGGGGCGCTCTTTGCCGATGCGAGTTTATCGGCCACGAATCTGCACACCGTCTTGAGACAAACGGCCCCAATTAGAGCAGAGAAAGCCGCGCAGATAGTCGAGACGGACCCTAACGCTAGTTGGCTTTTGTGGACGCATACCAACTATGAGGCCGATGAGATCCGATCACGGATTGAGGCGGAGGAAGTGCGCGGATCAGACAGCGATGAACGCAAAGAGCGGGTGCTGCTAGGGTTTGCTGATGGGTCAGTCAATCGGCTGTTGACTAAGCCGTCACTCGCCGGATTCGGGATGAACTGGCAGCGCTGCCAAAATATGATCTTTGTCGGCATGGATTACAGCTATGAGAAATTCTATCAAGCCGTCCGTCGATGCTGGCGATACGGACAAACGAAGCCTGTCAACGCCTATCTCCTTTGTACGGATATGGAATGGCGGCTCTTTGATAGCCTCAGTAAGAAGCAAGCGGCCCATCAAGAAATGCAGGATGAAATGATTGCCATGATGAAGGAGGAATATGCTGAACTTACGTGTGCGAGGTGAGCAAATCGAGAGCAATTCAGGCGATGACTGGACGCTCTACCACGGCGACTGTGTGCGTGTGGTGAGCGAACTAGAAGAGAATAGCGTGGGACTTTCAGTGTTTTCTCCTCCATTCTCCAATCTGTACATTTACTCAGATTACTTGGAGGACATGGGGAACTGTGCGACACATGAGGAGTTCTTCGCGCATTTCAGTTATCTCATCGAACAACTCTATCGCGTGACGAAGCCCGGACGGTTAGCGGCGGTGCATTGCAACGATCAAACGCGGCAGAAGGGCGTGGAAGGCGTGTGCGGGCTGTATGACTTCCCAGGTGAGATCATTCGCAATTTTGAGGCGAAGGGATGGACGTTCCACAGCCGTGTGACGATCTGGAAAGATCCAGTAATTGAAATGCAGCGCACGAAGAATATCGGGCTCTTGCATAAGCAAATCAAGAAGGATTCATGCGCCTCACGCATGGGGCGTGCTGACTATATCTTAGCCTTCCGCAAGAATATCATTGGGGAAGCGAATGCGCCTGATCCTGTGGAGCATACCGCCGAAGAGTTCCCTGTGGATCAATGGCAGCAATGGGCCTCGCCGGTCTGGATGGACGTTCGGCAAACCCATGTCCTCCAATACCGCGATGCCAAGGATGATGAGGACGAACGGCATATCTGCCCGTTGCAGTTGGATGTGATTGAGCGGTGCATTGCACTGTGGTCGAATCCTGGCGATCTCATCTTGTCGCCATTCTCAGGGATCGGCAGCGAAGGGTATCAGGCGTTGAAGATGGGTCGGAAGTTCGTCGGGGCAGAACTGAAGGATAGCTATTTTGATGTGGCATGCAGGAACTTGGCGACAGCGGAATCGGAAAAGTTGCAAGGATCAATGTTCTAATCTACGGAGGACCAATGCAGAAGAAACCGAATTTGAGCTTTCCCATTGATGCCGCCTTGGATAAGCGCATTCAGCGCGAGGCAGCCCGCACCGGCCTCTCCCGCGCCGATATCGTCCGGTTGGCGGTACGGGCCGCGCTGGGGATGGCCTGCCCCAAGGCGAAGGTGACGCGATGAAGCTGGCCGAGTCCATCGACTGTGTGGTGCGGATCCTCGGGCAAGGCGACAAGACGGAGAGTGAGGAGCGGCGGTATCGGATCGAACTGCGGGCGCTCCTAGATGTGTACGAGGGCCACCCGTTTGACGATGCCCGCTGGAACATCACGGAGGCCTATATCTACCGCGAGGCGTGGATACGGGGGCAGGCGCAAGCAGAACTGGAAGGCAAGGGGACGATCACCTATGAACCGAGGAGGGACCATGCGAACAGCGAGAGACTTGAGCAACGCGTTTCTAGCGGATCAGGTGCGGGCGAAGGAGAGGATGCGAGTGTTGACGGCCACCACTCACATGATTGAGGACCAACAGATTGAAAACGCCGCCTGGATGGTCCTGTTTGGCATCATTGTCACAGCGGTCTTACTTGCCGTGGTGCAAGGATGAAAGGCGAAGTCTCGCGTCCCTCCATCCACTATACCGGCGCGGAGTGGGTGAATCGTGAAGGCCCGAACCTCTCGCCGTGGCCCAAGCCCTCAAAACTGCGTGGGGCGAAAACGTCGGGCGCACAGAAGGCGCTCCTGTTTGTGAAGAAGCTAGAGAAAGGGTGGCTGAAATGACCACACGGGTACGCATGGGGCCATCAGACAAGGAAATGCTGGAAGCGGTCAACGAATACCACGCGCTATATCTCAAGGAACAGCCGACCACGTTGCGGCGGTGCCTGGGCTGCGAGGATTGGATGCACAGCACGGGCTCAGACCATCGGGTGTGTAACGCCTGTAAGGGGGAAGCGGACTTTACCAGTTCGCCAGTCGGACGGCGATTAACGACCCCACGCCGGGGCGGACGGCCTTCCATTTAACAGGGGAAAATGGAGTGTGGGGGATGGTTTCGCTTGACAACAAACGTATCGCAAGTGTAATACACATGCAGACGAAGGATGCGATAACGGCGCAGCCATTAGTCCACACTTCCCAGGGCGCAAGCCCTTCTCCCGTGGCCCAATGGATTCATGCCGTTATCATGGATTCAACGGGCCACTCCCTTTTCTCCCCTTCGTTCGCCGTTCTAACCGACTCTCTCGGCTGGCCCACAATAGAGAACGCCCAAAGAGCGGGTCTAGGAGCTTTCACGCCAGCACACGCTGACGGCTTTCTCTCCTCCGCGACCTCCCGACTGAGGCGCTACCGCTCATTGCCGATAGCCCACCGTCAGGTGGAGTCGGAGGGAAAGAGAAAGAAAGGTATGTCCACATTCTTTCAGGGAAACAGGTGATGCGATGAAGAAGTTCCGCGTGCCATGTAACGGCTTTAACAATCCCATGTTTGTGACCGTGGAGGGGAAGTTCATCGTGATTAAAGGCTTTGAGGAGTTCAAGTTTTTCGTGCATCGCCGTGTCGTGCGCGACTGGAACGCCAATAAACAGCCGGCCTTCAAGGTAGATCGGGCAGGGTGGACCGTTGCTGGATCCCCGTCAGGATGTGCGGTGCCCAACGGGACGGATCGCTGGCAGAGAGAGGCTATCAGGCTGGCAACCATGACCCTCGAACGATATGGGAAACGCAAAGTAGGCGCGGCATTTCAAGAAGCGGCCCGCCTCTTACAAGGCAAAGGGAAGCGATGACCGACGAGTGGATGATTGAAGTTATTGCACGGCGACTCGATGACGAAGTGCCGTGGACGCACGGGGCCACGATCTTTAAGCATCAAGACTGGCTGGATGTGGTGACGCACCTCTGGACGGACAAGAAGCTCCGGGGGGCGTTGATTGAGGCGTACACAGGGGATATCGCCAACGCCAGGGCAGAGCAAATCCTTGAGGACCAGCGTGCGTCCGCCTATGCGGAATGGCGGGCAGACAGTTCACTCCGTGGGGAAGTGGAGGATTTATAAATGGCGATCTATCCCTGCGTCCGAGGCTCAAGCGAATGCGGCATGTGTGCGGTGGAGATGCCGTGGCATTGGAGCGGGTTGTGTGAGCATTGCCGGAGTGAGACACCGTGCCGGAAGTGCGGCGAGATTCTCAAAGAGTATATGTGCGTGGAACTGTGTGAAGCCTGTTATCGAACTGAACCGTTTAGGTATCGGCTGATGCCGAAGAGGAGACTGCATGGACCTGTTTCAAAGTGAGAGCATCAACGAATTGGCGGCGGCGATTGTCAAGGCGCAACTGGCGCTCGTGCCGGCCGCCAAAGATCATGTGAACCCGTTTTTCAAGTCGAAGTATGCGGACTTGCCGACGGTCTGGGAAGCGTCCGGCCCCTTCCGTGAGCAGGGCATTGCGATCACACAAAGCCCGATGGATGCGCCCGATGAGTACATCGTATTGGACACTCAGTTGTCGCATGTCAGCGGCCAATGGATGCGCTCACGGCTCAAGATCCGTGTGGCGAAGAATGACCCGCAGGGCTATGGCTCAGCCCTCACTTATGCGCGCCGCTATGCCCTCGGCTGCATGACTGGCATCGTGACGGAAGAGGATGACGACGGCAACGCAGCTTCGCCGCAACCGCCGAAAGCGCAGGTCTACATCGCGCAGAAGCAGACGGCGCAAGCCAAGATCAACGAATTGCGAACAGAGGGACCAGCGCGGCAGGAGGAAGTCAGTCATATTCAGCCATTACATACAATGGCCTCTCCGACTGGCAGCAACCAGGATGCTTCTGCCGCGCCCTCTACCTGGCGCGTCCCGAAAGTCGCCTGGACGAAGCAGAACGCCGGCAAGTCGGCGGCGGAACTGGATGATGCCTCGCTCTCGTTCTTCGTGAATTACTACGAAAACAAGCTCGGCCAAGATCCCAACAGCCGCTACCGGGGCGAGTGGGAAGAGGCCTTGCGAGCGTTGGTTGATGAGGCGATGTCACGCGAGGCGCAAGCCCAGCCGTTGCTGTAACAACGGTTGCCGGTGACCCGTTGAAACCGGCAGAGGATCGGGGGCGGCTCTCGGTGTTCGTAGCTGTGCGCCGAGGGCCAAACCTGGGATGGAGGAGAACGAATGAACAAGAAGCAATACGTGCAGCATATTAGCGGAGTCGGGGAGAAGTGGGAGATGGTGGACGATGACTACAACACCAGCACGCGGAATAAAGATTGGTCGGTAATGGCGCATGAGATTGGGGATAGACATTACCTCCCGCGTTCCGAATACCGCCTCTGCGACCCGCCAGAGCGATGGGTGAATGTGACGGGGGATTGCAGATTGATGGATGGCAACAGGTTTCAGTGCTGCATCGTCCACAATGATATCCCTATTGCAACGGGTATTGGCTACCGTCTCCGCAAAGTGGAGGTGAATTTTATAGACGGCGGCAATCCTCTAGGGTGGGCCTTCATTGTCGAGAAGAAGCGCAGTGAGTAGCCCCACGCGCTACACCATCCACGGCAACCCTGTACCAGCCCCCCGCATGACCAAGCGGGACCGTTGGGCCAAACGCCCCTGTGTGCTGCGCTATCGAGAGTTCTGCGATAGGGCCAGGGCCGCGCATGGGATGGCAACGAAGCTGACGCTATCAGCCCCCACCAGCCTCTTGCTGTGGGTGTATCTACCTATCCCGAAAACGCGGCTGCGGGGGCGCTATGCGGTTGTGCCTGGCTCACCCTGCACGAGTAAGCCGGATGCCGACAACCTGTGGAAAGCTGTATCAGATGCGCTGTTTGAAAATGATGAATGGATTTGGGCTGGCTCCTGCCTGAAATACTGGGACGACGGCAAAGGGCCACGGGTGGAAGTGGAGATACACCGATGACACAACTGACCTTTGACACACAGCAAGGCGAATGTCTGAAAGTGGCCGGCCAACTGTCAGTAGAGACGAACGACCTGCATTTCTTAGAGACGATCCGCGAAGTGGCGAAGCAAATCAGCCGAGCCAGCGGCTTTGTCAGCACCGACAACCTACGCCCGATTGCCGAGGCGATGGGCCTGCACCCCAAAAGCCCGAACGCCTGGGGCGCGGTCTTTATGGGCAAGCACTGGAAAACGGTGGGGCGCAAGAAGAGTGCGCTGGCATCGAATCACTATAGGGAGATCAGGGTGTGGGAATATGTGGAGGGCGCATGACTCGTCTAACAGGGAAACAACGCAAGCTCGTGGTCGAGTTATTCAGACAAGGAAGCTCTATGGAACTGTTAGCCGAACGTATGCGTGTTGGTCTTTGGCAAATCGAGGCGATTATTCGAGAGGCTATGAAACTATGACCTGTCCAAAATGTACCGGCTTAATGGCGACCTATCACAATGACCCGCATTGTCTCAACTGCGGATACCGCGAAGGCGATTTGAACCGCGAGATCGGGCGCGAAGGGTGGGGTGAGGAGGAGGCTCCCAGCCTGTGCCGGGAGTGCCGCGTGCAGCCGCGAGCCCCGCGCCGAACCTGTTGCGCGAGCTGCCTGTATCAGACCTCGGCCAGGATGCGCGAGAAGCGGGCGGCGGCGAGCGACGACCCTTAGGTTTTGGGCCGCTGCGAAAGGCCACCATTGCTTGGGCCACCTCATCTTCTGACATCTTTTTCATGCGAACATCCTCAGGGAATCGGCCTGCGAGGTAGTACAGCCAGTCAGGATCAATTTCCAGCGCCTCAGCGAACTGCTGAACCATACGATCTGAGGTAGGACTCCGGCGGTCATGCTCGATATCGTTCAAGTATTGCGGCGATATCGCTTCCCCATCCTCACGCAACACCAGCGCAGCAAGATCTTTAAGCGCCCACGCCTTGTCCTTGCGTGCTCGACTAATGGCGTGCCCAAATGTCGTCGTCTCTTTCAAGCTCATAGCCCTCCTTGCAACGCGATTATGCGGATTAGCGTATAACATTGATTTCAGACAGTCAAGTTTTGCTCCCTAAGGGGATAGCCATACCGAAGGGCTGATATTTTTTACCTTGGCGCGTATTACAATTTGTGATACAGTCAGCGAACAATTTGCAACGGTTGGGATAAGCAACCGTGTAGAGTGTATCCGGTCTCCCCGCGAGGGCAGACTAGATCACAGAGGGCTTCAGGGGATCTTATCCGTCCCTTGAGGCCCTTTCTTTTTGGAGATTAACGGTAATGGATAAATTTCTCGCTGTGAAGAACTTTGAACGGTATCAGCATTACAAGCACCGCAATCCTCCATGGATCAAACTCTATTACGATTTATTGGACGATGAAGCGTTCCTTTCGCTCGATGATGTTGGCCAGCTCAATTACATTCGATGCCTTTTGTTGGCCAGTCGTACCGAAAACCGTGTCCACTTTAATGCCACTTATTTGCAGAAGGTATTCCGGTCGAGTGCCAAAATTGATCTAACCCCGCTTATTCGTTCAGGGCTATTGCTAGCATCTAGCAAGCGCACTGCTAGACGAATGCTATCAGCGCAGCATGAAAATCGCGCTCAGAGTATTTCTTCTTCAGAGACAGAGACAGAGACAGAGACAGAGACAGAGACAGAGACAGA